CCCAATCTTTCACAAAAGGGGTTTTGAAAGGGGGGTGTCCAAAATGACTGCACGCATTCCAGCCGAAGTTCATTTAATTCATGGAACTAAAGGTGAAAAAATGGGAACGCTCCTTCCCGAAACTGTTAAAAAACGAATTCCCAAATCCGAGTGGATGGACAATCCCGAAGCCTGGAGCAAAGAAAGATTTTATAACGAAACTGCTGATTATCTTTTTGAAGTCTATGGCATAGGTTCAGATCAAGAGCGACATACTTTAACTATGCTGACAGATCAGATTGATACCTATGTTGATTGCAATCGTCATATAGCCGTTGAAGGTTTGGTCGTTCATTTTAATGACGGAAAAACTGTAGGTCCATCACCTTATGTTTCTATTCGCAAAGAAGCTCTTAAACAAATTATTCTTTTAATGAATGAGCTTGGGCTTACTCCAAAATCAAGATTAGCAAAACCATCAACTATGCCAAGTTCTACTTTAGGCAAATTAATGTTAGGACCACAAGTTAAAAGATGAGTTATTTAATTGGGGTTCAATATGCTCAAGATGTAGTTAAGGGCAATATTGAAGTTTGCAATAATATAAAATTAGCATGTCAAAGATTTTTAAACTTTATGGAAGACAAGCATTGGGAATATGAATTCTTTCCCGAATATGTCGAGCATGTATTAGATTTTGTATCTATCTTAAAACACACTAAAGGACCTGACGCTGGAAAGCCAATTGTCCTTGAACCTTTCCAAGTTTTACTTCTTTGTGGAATTTATGGATTCCGTCACAAAAAAGATCATGAAAAAAGAATGACAACTGATGTTGTTGTTTTTATTCCTCGCAAAGCTGGCAAATCAACTTTAACTGCAGTCATAGGTTTATATGAATTAGCATTTAATGAAGCTGGCGCTGAAGTATTTACTTTGGCTACCAATCGCGAACAAGCCACTATTGTTTTTGATGCTGCACGATCCATGGTTGAATCTATGCCTGATGAAGTTAAAGAATGGTATCGAGTTTCTAAATATGAAATTGGAAAAGCTAATGATAGCCAAACAATGTTCCGAGCTTTATCAAGAGACAATAAAAAATCAGGCGATGGTAAAAATGCATCTTGCGCCATAATTGATGAAGCAGCTCAAATTGTGGATCGCAATAGTATAGAGGTTATATTTTCAGGCATGGTCGCTCGAAAAAATCCATTAAGAATTTATATAACAACTGCATCATTTACTAAAGACACAAAGTTTTTTGAAGACTTAACTGCTTTTGAAGCAATGCTTAATGGTGATGCGCCTGACAATCCGCATTGGTTTGGTTTGTTATATGGACTTGATCCGCAGGATAATTGGAAAGATGAATCCACCTGGGCTAAAGCAAATCCTATGCATGGCATTTCTGTATATCAAGAAGCGATTAAAGAACGATGCGAACAAGCTAAATTAAAACCAGCAGCACTTAATGAGTTTCTTTGTAAAACTCTTAATGTTTATGTTTCTGCTAACACCGCATGGATTGATCGCGAATATTGGGATAAATCTATTGGCGAAGATCAAGGCGATCCTGAAGAAGTATTTATTGGATTTGATTTGGCAGCAACTCGCGACTTAAATGCAGTTTGTGTATTAAAACGATATGCGGAAGATAATTACTTTGCAGACTTTAAATTCTTTTTGCCTGAAGAAGCACTTAATCTAATTCCTACTCACTATAAAGGAATATTTGAACAAGCGGTTCAATCTAAAATACTTCATATTACTGAAGGCAATGTTATGGATGATCGAGAGATATCCGAATGGATAAAACAACAAGCGACACTTTATAATGTTAAGGAAGTAGGGTATGATGCTTATAACGCAGCATCTTTAATTGCAAGATTACATGATGCAAGCATTCCTGTTAAAAAAGTTGGACAAGGAATGGCAGTTTTAAGTAATCCTTCCAAGCATGTTGAGAAACTTATCATGCAGAATCAGATAAAACACAATGGCAATCCTTTCCTTGGATGGCAGTTAGGCAATTGTGAAGTTTATGAAGATGTGAATGGAAATATTAAGATTCGTAAGAACGAAGCTGATAAATCAGCCAAGGTTGATGGTATAATAGCGCTTATTATTGCGATGCATTGCTCACTAGATCATCCATTGTCTTCTACTTCGTTTGGATTTAGAAGCATATAAAGGAAAAACATGGCTATATTAGATATTTTCAAAAGAAAATCAAACAAAACCGCTCAAGAAAGTAATACTCTTTTTGGTCAAACTGCCCTTGGTAACAACATTTTACGCAATGTTTCAGGTCAGAAACAACAAGCCAACAATCAATTATTATATGTAACTACAAGCTCTGTCAATACTGCAGGTCGCGTTGTCGATATGTCAATGCTATCTCGCAACTCAACTGTAATGGCTTGTGTCAATGCAAAAGCTAGAGCATTAGCTCAATTGCCTATTAAAATCATGGCTTATGATGAAAATGGCAAATTAGTTGATGCAGTAACAGATTCTAAAGTATCCGCAAGAGACAAAGCTAAAGCTAAAGCGGTATATAACTTATTAAACAATCCAAACAATTATCAATCAGCCTATGAGTTTTGGTATCAATGGTCAATGTGGTATGACTTATCAGGTGAAACATTTACTGCTTTATGGCGCAAAGAGCAATCTAATCCTACATTAACTCCAATGGAAATGTATTTATTAGATTCAACTCTAATTACTGCACAAATTACACCAACTCGTTATCCTACTTATAGACTTTCAACTTCTACTTATGGCTTTAATAAAGATGAACCATTAGAATATTTCCAAGTTATTCATGCTTCAGAAATGGCATGGCAAGGTAGCGCAGGCTTCAATAAAGGCGTTTTGGCAGCAGAACTTGTATCTTTAGATCAAGACATTGATTTATATTCAAACTTCATCATGCTCAACGGCGCAAAGCCTAGCGGTATGTTTGTAACAGATCAAGTTATTCCTGATGCTAAATTTAAAGAAATCGCAGCAAGACTTAAAGAAGCATGGTCTTCATTAACAGGATCAAGCTCAACAGATTTATCTAAACCAGGTCAAGGCATGTTATTAGATCAAGGCATGAAATATATGCCACTTAATATGCTAACCCTTCAAGATGCTGACGCAAGAGAATTAAAAACTCAAACTATGAAGCGTATCTGCGGATTGTTTGGTGTTCCGCCAGCAATGATTGGTATTGCAGATCAAAAATACAATAACACTCAAACAATGCTTGATGAATTCTATAAATCAACAATGTTGCCACTTATTACTAACATTCAACAAAAATTTAAAACTTCATTATTAGCTGGCTATCCAAATCTTTGTATTGAATTCCAAACACAAGATTTTCTTAAAGGCGCACCGTTAGATCAAATGAACTATGCCGTAGCAGGTGTAAATGCTGGTATAATGACACCTAATGAAGCAAGAGAATATTTAGGAAAACAAAACCTAGATAATGCTGACGAATTAAAAGATACATCAAAACAAGCCAAACCTATTAGCGGCACTTCACCTCAAGATACAGGTGGCGGTGGCAATACTTCTAGCGTTGGTCGCACAGGTCAGGCAGGTAAAGCCTAATGACATTAAAAGAGTTACTCGATAAATTAACCCAACAGGCTAAAAAGAGAAAACCTCAACCTGTTGAAACTAACGGAATGAAAAATAAGGGAGTGCCAATCAATGACTGAAATTAATAAATCTAATTTCGAAAAGTTCTTTTTCGAATCTAAAGTAGCGTTAGGTGTTAAAGCCGATGAATCTGCTGATGCTAGTGGCATGATTGAAGCTACAGTAACAACATGGGGCGCTCGCGAAGGCGCTGATGGTCGCAGATTTAATTATCAACCTGAAGGCTTTGCACAATGGGCTGATGAATTTGCTAAATCAGGTAAACCATTGCCAATGTTCTTTCAACACAATGATATGAACATGCCTGTAGGCGAATGGCAAGAATTTGAATTTACAGATAAAGGTATGAATGCAAAAGGCAGATTATTTACAAACACAACTGCTGGTAAAGACCTTTATACAATTATGAAAGAATCACCAAACATGGTTGGCGGTGTTTCTGTTGGTGCTTATGCTGATGAATTTAAAATGGTTGATGCTGAAGGTATGGATGATGATTCTGATGAAGCATATTTCCAAATTACTAAAGGCGGATTAAGAGAAGTATCGATTGTTATGCAACCTAACAATCTTGAATGCAATATCTCGAAATTAGAGTGCTTTAGAGCCGATGGTTCTTTAGACTTAAAACTAATCGAGAAAGCATTGCGTGATGCAAAACTTTCAAGAAAAGATGCGACCACCGCGTCTTCAATTTTCAAACAAATTTTAGCAACTCGTGATGAGACTAAAGTTGAAGTTGAAAATACACCTATTCAGAGTGATGCTGATGCGGTGGTAGATGAGAACGAAGCAATCCTTAAAGCAATTGAGGAACGCGAACTTCTTAAAAAACTTAACAATCGTAAATAAGGATAAATCATGTCAGAAAAAATTATTGAAAAATTAGATGCTATTGAAGCAGCTAATTTAGCAAAAGTTGAAGAAGTAACTGCTTCAGTTGATGCTAAACTTGCTGAAACAGTAGCTTCATTCGATGAGAAAGTTGCTGCACTTGAAGCTAAAGTTGCTTCAGTTCAAGCTCCTTCAACAATCAAAACATACACATCAATCAGCCAAGAAGTTAATCGTATGGTTAAAGGTCAATTAGCTGAATTCGTTAAAGGCGCTGGTCGCGTTGAAAAAGAAATCAAACTCTTTGAAGATGCTGGTCAATACGATGCTTACATGAAAGAAGCTTCAGCTTTAACAGGTTCAGGCGCTGGTGTTGGTGGTAGAACTGCTTATGATCCTGTATTCGTTGCATTGCGTTTAGCTAATCCTATGCGCGGTGTTTCAAGAGCAGTTGCAACTGATGGTTCAACATATCAATTCCGTGCTAAAACAGGCAATGCTGGTGCAATGTGGGGCTATCCTGTTAATAACAACACTTCTTCAGGTGCTAACCCAACTACTGAAGCAACAACAATTTGGCAATTGACACTTCAAGACTTAAATACACAGTTCCCAATCAGAACTGCTGCTCTTGACGATATCGATGGTCTTGAATCTAATGTTGTTAGCGACATGTTGCTTGAGTTCTCACAACAAGAAGCTCTTTCAATGATTCAAAACAACGATCAAGGCGTTACATCACTACCTTATGGTGGTTCTAATGGTCTTCGTGGTTTAAATCAATATCCAGGTGCTAACGGAACATACACAGGCGGTTCTACTTCTACTGCTGCTTATGGTTCTTCAGGCACAGGTTCTACATCAGGTTTACATTCAATCGCAACTTATGACCAATTAACAACCAATGGTGATGGTGGCGTGAACAATGTAACTTACAAAGATGTTGTGAACTTTATCTATGCTTTACCACAACAATATTGGACACCAACTGCTAAATTCATTATCAGCCCACTCATGTTAGCTGGTATTCGTGGTTTAACAGATTCACAAGGTCGCCCAATCTATGTTGATGGTCTTGCTCGTGAAGATGGTATCGTTGGCACATTATTAGGTTTTGATGTTGTTGTTAATAAATACCTAGATGTTCCATTTATTGATACTGCTGCTGGCACAGATTCTCTCTATCCAATGTATTTTGGTGATTGGAATCGTTGCCACGCAATCGTTGATCGTTTAAATATGGTTCTACGCCGTTACGATCAAACATTGCCAGGCTATATCACATTCTATGGTGAAAAGCGTTTAGCAACTTCAGTTGTTGATCCTTTTGCTTTAGTAAGATATAGATCAACTGCAACTGTAACAAAACCATAATTTAAAAATATGGTCATGGAAAGGGCGGAGCAATCCGCCCCTTCTTTAATTAATTTAGGAAAGAAAAATGAATACATCTGAAAGAATTTTAAACGGCATTAAGACTGCATTAACTGAAGGCGAAGCTAAAGTTAATCTTTTTGAAGAAAAAGCCCAGGATGTTAAAGAAGCTTCAACGCTTACAGGTTCAGGTTTAGATATTGGTGGTAGAACTTACTTTGATGACGCTTTTGCGGCTTTGCGTTTAGCAAATCCTTTCAGAATTGGCGCTCGTCAAGTTAAATACACAGGTTCTGCTGCTCAATTCGTAGCCAAAACAGGTAACGCAGCGAACTCAACGAATCCATGGTTATATGCGGTGGTTCCTGATAGTGGTAGCCCAAATATTGCTACCAATACATGGCAACTACCAACAAGAGTTATTGCAGCTCAACTTCCAATTAGAAGTGCTGCATTAAGCGATATTAATGGTTTAGATACTGCAATCGTAACTGATTTAATGCTTGAATTTAGTCAATTAGAAGCTGCTTCTATGGCATTAAACAACGATCAATCAGGATCAACAACAACTTCAACAGGCGGTGTAAATGGTTTAAGGGGTTTAGATACTTACTTAAAAAGCACATCCGCTGCATCATACGGCACAAGCGGAACTGCAATCACAAATGGAATTCATACAATTGTTTATGAATCAGTTGATTCAGTTGCTCCAACTTATGATGATTTAGTTAATACACTAAACAAATTGCCAGCTCAATATTGGTATAGACCAAATACAGCATGGCACATGCATCCAGGTTTAATTGCTCTTTTAAGAGAAATGAAAGCTACAGGCGGTTTACCATTATTATTTGAAGTAGGTGATGGTGATGGCGGTGCAGTAACTCATATTTTTGGAATTCCTGTAATTCCTAATTCATATCTTGCAGCTCCAGGCGCTGGTGGTTTAATGGGCGTTATTGCAGATTGGGATCAGTTTTTAACAATCGCTGATGCTGAAGACATGAATATTAAAATGTTTGAGCAAACACAACCTGGCACAGTAACGCTATATGCGGAAAAACGATTAGTTTCAACAGTTCGTAATCCGTTTGCTGGCGTTTATATGATCGGAGCATAATAAATGGCTGATACGCTTGGACAAGTTCCTTATGCGGCAACTCGCAACCCGTTTAACTATGAAAAAGTTGAACAAATTGCTAGAGACTTAACTACTAATTGGCTTACTTTAGATGAAATCACCAATCAATTAAATTTGTTTGGTGACGAATCTCAAGATGCTTATTTAAATGGTTTAGAATTAGCAGTAAGAATGCATATTGAGGATTATCTCGGTATGTCTATTTTTCCTACTTCTTATCGAGTTTATTATAATGTTTCATCTTTATATGCAAGTCCTGTATGTTTAGATTTGCCTGAAGTATCTTATAAAGATAACTTTAATTCAGGTGGCATTGTTATAAATAAAGTTGCTTACTATAACGGAAATACTCCAAGCTTATTAGTGTCTTTAACTGCTAATGACTATTACTACGATGTCACAGGAAATAAAGTTATTCTTCCTAATGGCACTCCTAGCAATATCAGCATGAATAGAACAAGTCCTTTAGTTATTGAATACACAGTTAATCCTAATTTTTTACAAGCTTATCCTGTGATTAAACAAGCAGGTTTATTATTATTAACTCATCTTTATAATAATCGATCAGAAACAACTTTAACTAAACTTCAAGCTATTCCTTATGGTGTGGATGCCCTTTTAAGACCTTATAAACCATTGGTGATGTAAATGGCTATTAAACGCTATGAGAATGTGGATGTGAATACTCTCACCTTCGGCACCGATGCTTATGGTGAATACACAACCACAATTACAAAGAAATTTACTACTAGACCTTTAGTGTCTGATGTAAAAAATTCACTTGCTATTACGGAAAGATATCGTATATATCAAGATTTAATTCAGTTCACTATGAACTATACGCCTTGGCTTAAAGATATTGTGGACAATCAAAATCTTTATTCTATTACTTGGCGCGGAAAAGATTGGCGAATTACAGATTGTTTAGAATCTAATGACAGAATGTCTGTAACTTTAATGTGCTATAGATCAGACCCAATTACGAAGGTTTAATATGGCTACTCAACAGAATGTAAATGATTACGCACAGTCGATACAATGGCAGTTAAGTGATATAATATCGCCTATACCTGTGTATGCTAATTTCAATAGAAATTTTGCTACCCAGCCTGACTTTGTAACATGGCAATTAAGAAATGTGCATCAGCCCGTTTATACAGGCACTTTACAAAGCAATAAAGGTATTGATACACCTATTTTTCAAATGAGTGTTTTCTCTACTAGCATGGCAAACAGTTTTAATACTGCAAATACTATTTTGCAGGCGCTTCATGGCTATAGTGGAATGTTTGGAAACCCTGCAACAACAGGATTTTTTATTTCAAAGGCTGATGTAGTGTGGTTATATAATGGATACGACAATGAGATCAATCTATTTAATATATTTATGGATTGCACCTTATACATACCAACATAAGATTTTTTAATTTTTAATGCGAGGAAATAATTATGGCAGCTCCAAATAAAGTCTTACCTGGGTTTAGTGCATCACTTTATGCTCAACCAGGTGCAACTCCAACAGTTTTAAATTTAACAGAATTAGGAACATGGTCTGATGTTTCAGCTATTGCTATTGATGCAAATTTAGTTCCTGTAGAAGCAGTTCCAGCTTTTGGTCAAGATGATGCAGTTGCTAACTTCAATGTAGCTGGCGCTCGTCAATCTGATAAGATTCCTACTCAGGCAGCTCCAACATCAATGACAATTACTGCAGCTTGGAATCCAGCTAATAGCCAACTTCAATTAATGAGAACTGATGCTTACAATGGCACAATCGACAGAACATTCGTTGTTTTAGCTACAGACGGCACAGATTCAGTTGCTTATGCTTTTGTTGGTCGTGTTGGTGAATTTAAAGTTGATCCAAATCCAACTGCTGAAGCTAAATGCATGTTCACAGTTCACCCACGCGGTAACTTATACGGCTGGTCAAATAGCTAATTAAAAAAGGAAAAGAAATGACAACACAAATAAAAAATAGTGATGATTTATTAAGTTATTTAGTGAGCCAAGCCAATTCAGGTCAAAAGAATTGGTTTGGTTTTGCTCAACAACGCTTAACAGGCATTAATTTAGCTCATGAAATTGCAAAAAATCATGCAGATAAAATGTCACCTGAAGAAGCAGTTGATTATGCTATTAAACTTAATAATGCTATTTACCATAAAATAATTAAGGCAGATTAATGGAAACTCAATTTCAAGTATCAGGGGTTAAAGAAACTCTTGATGTATTTGAAGATTTAAGAGTTCAAATTGGTGATAGTAAAAAAACAAGTAGAATTCTTGTTAAAACTGTTGCCGAAGCTATGAAGCCTGTGTTAGCTATGGCTAAAGGATTGGTTCCTAAAGATACAGGCATGCTAGACCGATCATTATCTATTGTTAGTCGCAGACCTACAAATAAAGATATGAGATCAAAATATGTTAAGCCTACAGATTCAGCAATCGCTTTAGTGACTACTAAACCAATTCCCAAAAAGTTAAAACAACAACTTCGTGCTTCTTTTGCAGAAAGCGGTAAAGATAAATCTGAATATAGAAAATTTGCTAAAAAATTCTATAAAGATCAGGATAGATTTTATGATGCTCGCGCTATTGCAAATGAATTTGGAACTGCAAACAAACCTGCAGAACCATATTTAAGAGTTTCATTGGAAAGCCAACAACAAGTAGTATCAAATTTATTGGCAAATTTATTAAAAATAAATATAGAAAAATTTAAAGCTAAAAACCCAACTACACAAGGAAAATAAGACATGAGTAAATTAGGATCAGCCCTCGGTAAAAAATACGAGGAAAATAGATTGTCGGTATTAACAAGAACTTTTGAATTAGGAAATCATACTTTTAAAGTAAGAATTCCATCAGTAAATGAAATTGAAACAATTTATAATTATTTTAAAAATCCTGATGAAGATAAGGTAGAAGTAATTTATCAAGAAATAATTAAAAGCTTTCCTGATATTGAAAAAGAGGAAGGTGTTGAAATTAAAGACAATGATATTGTTATTGATGGCAGATCATTAAGAGAAACTGCAAAAAATAAACATTCATTGCAATATAGAATAGTTGAATATATTAAATTCCTTATTCCCGAAACAGGTTCTTTGGAAGATTTAACTTATGAAGATGTGGAATCAGAATTCCCTCTTGCGGTTCAACTTACTTTAGTTGATAAAATTAATGAAGTTATTAGTCCTGATTATAAGGAAGTTCGCTCAAAGTAACTAGCTCGTTAAGAACCCAAGTCAAAGCGGCTATGATCTTTAACGGGCATACACAAGACACTATAGACGCATTAGATGAAGCAACATGGAACGAAATAACTATCATGTATGCTGATGGGTTAGTTGGGAATAGAAATCTTATAGCGACCCTAGGAAAGCTTACTACAGGGGTATTTAATTATATGCGACCAAGTAGTGGATTGCCTTATGATCTAAAAAGCGTCATTGGTAGTGCTTATGGTTATATATATGATGATAAAGAAACTAATCCTAGCAATTCTTTATTAACATTTATGAGCCAAGCACCAGGATTTACAATGGACAAATTTAAAGGCAAATAATGGCTATTATTTCAAGATTAGCAGTTTTACTTGGACTTGATGCAGGCGAATTTAATGCAGGTTTAGGTAAAGCTAAAGACAAGGTAGATAGTTTTAGTCTTGGCGCTAAAATAGGTTTAGGCACAGTCGCTGCTGCTTTTGTAGCTGCGGGCAGAAATGCCATTATGTTTGCGGATGAAATATCCGATGTCGCAAAAGCCAATGAAGTCGCAGTATCTTCAGTTCTTGGATTATCCCAAGCATTAACAGTCAATGGTGGTAGTGTTGATAGCACCGCTCGAATATTTTCATCATTCACCAATAAAGTAGATGAAGCAATCCAAGGTTCAGGAAAGCTTCGCAAATCATTCCAAGAATTAGGCATATCCACAAAAGATTTAGCTTCATTAACTGAACAACAGTTATTTGAAAAAACTTTAGTAGCACTTTCAAAAATTGAAGACCCTGTTCATAGAAATGCATTGGCTTTTGAATTGTTATCAAAGGCAGTTAAAGGTGTTGATATTAAAGGTCTTGGTGATGATTATGCAAAAGCTAAAGAACAATTTAAAGATAGCGATAAAACATTCAATGATATAAATACATCTATTGATGAAATGAAACTTCATTGGATGGATTTTAAAGTCAAATTAGCTAATGACTTATTGCCATTCCTTCAATTATTAAATAGACAATTTGAAGTATTATCTGAAAACAGTAAAAAATTTGCTGCTGGCGAAGGCATAAATAAATGGGCTTCAGCAGCTTATCAAAAAAAATCTATTGCTAGTGAAGGATCAACATCACCATCTAGTCCTTTTGGATTTATTGCTCCTATGTATGATCCAATAAAAATAACTCAAGCAAATAAATTAAGGGAGCTTGGATTAACTGAAGATGAAAAAAAAGCTAAAGAATTATTAAAAACACAAACAGAATTTTATGATAAAGAAGTTGCTATATCTAAAGCTAAAGCTGGAAGACTTCAAAAAGAAAATGAATTTGCATTTCTTGGTGAAGCTGAAAGAAAAAGAGAACTTGATCTTTATGATATACAACAAAAATTACTTGTATTAGAAATTGAAAAGAAAATGACTAAAGAGCAAATTGCTCAATATGGTGAAGTTGAAAGAGCAAGAGTTCAAGAAGAATATAGGATTGCTCAATCTCAAAAAACTTTTGAATATGGATGGAAAAAGGCTTATACATCTTATGTTGAAAATGCTACTAATGCAGCAAAAATGGGTGAGCAAGCTTTTGTATCTGTAACACAAAATATGGAATCTGCTTTAGATACTTTTGTATCAACAGGCAAACTTAAATTTGGCGATTTGGCTCGTAGCATTATTGCTGATCTTATTAAAATTCAAATGCGCGCTCAAATGACTTCTTTATTTAGTGGTCTTGGAAGTTTACTTGGTTTTGGTGGCGGTGGCGCTGGAATGTTCACAGGATCAACAGGCATGATTGGCGGATCAATATTAAAAGGATCAGCAGGCGGTAACGAATTAGGAAATATGGAGCCTTCAATTGTTGGTGAAAATGGTCCTGAATTATTTATTCCTAAATCCGCTGGAACTGTAGTTCCTAATAATAGAATGGGATCATTAATGGGCGGTGGACCTCAAGTAGTGTATAATGGCACAGTAATACAAAATATGCAGGCTATTGATACGCAATCAGCACAACAATTTTTAGCTAAAAATAAACAAGCGATTTGGAGTGCTAATCAATCAGCACAAAGATCACTTCCACAAAGTAGATAATTATGGCTTCATTAAATACGATACTTTCTATTTCTGAATCTGTTGGTATTACTGACCAACGATTTATCGGTCAAACAATGAGCCGCAATCAAAGAATTGCTACTTCAGAAATCTTATCAGTTCAACCTTTTGGCTTTGAAATGAAGCCTATGAATTATTTGCTTTTAAGTCAAAATAAAAGCTTATTAAGTTATTTAAGAACTATTGATCGAGAATATGAAGGCTATTTAAACTTTGGCTCTACAGGCTGGGTTAATTATATTCAATATCAAGGTGATATGACATCATCTCAAATTGGTGCTTGTCAATATCAAACTTCATCAGCCAATAAAACTATTGTTCTTGGAAATCTTCCTGCAATATCTTCAAGTGCTTATATTGTTAAAATAGGAGATTTCTTACAAATTGATCGCTATGCTTATATAGCGACTGCTAATGTTCAAAGAGGATCAGGCACAACAGTTAATATTCCCGTTCATAGAACTATTATGACAACTCTTTTAAGTCCTATGAATGCAGTTATTGGTCAATATGGAACTACACAATCATTAGGTGGAGCTACATTTACGGGTGTAACTTTCCCTGTCATTTTAGTTCAGTATCCAAATTACACTTTAGTCCCAATGACTAACGATTCTTTTATCGCATGGTCAAATACTTTTAGAGCTATTGAAGCGGTGCTATGAACAATATAACACCAATACAAAATACCAATAATATAAGGATGGCAGACTTCGTAAGAGTTACGACTGCTTCCGCCGTTTATCGTTTTGCAACAACTCCAACTGCATTAACAATTCCAGCCGTTGATAGCCAACCTTTTGATGCATTAGGTGCATTAGTTAAAATTGGCGATGTTCAACGAGATATTAAATCAACTGCTAACGAAACATCGGTTACTTTAGTTGGACTTGATACTGCTCTTTTAGGATGGGTTTTAGGACATGACATTAAAGGCTCAAAGATTGAGATGTGGCATGGATTTTTTAATACAAATAATGAGCTTATTACTACAGGCGGTTCAGGCGGTCTTTATAAATTCTTTACAGGCTATATAAGCGCTTTCCAAATATCAGAACAATGGATGGAAGAAGCAAGAGGATATGTAGGAACAATATCTATATCAGCTTCAAGCATTCAAATCATTCTTCAAAATAGAACTGCTGGAAGATATACCAATAATAATGCTTGGACATTTTTTAATCCAGGCGATACTTCTATGAATAGAGTTAGTTTTATTGAAACCATTAATTATGCTTTTGGCAAAACAGGTTGATTAGATACGCTAACAAATACGATAAAGATAAGATAATAGAGCTACTTAAAGAGTTTGCAATAAAGACTAAAAGTCCTTTAACAGGCAATCCTTTAAGCTGGTCAAAAACTTATGTTGAATCTATTTTAAATACAATCTTTGCAGGACATGGATTTATATTAATAGATGAAGAACAAACAGGATTTTTAGTGGCGGTAAAAACTCAATGCTTTTGGAATGGGGAAATTATTCAATTGCAAGAAACAATGTTACATGCAAGATCAGATATATTAACTGCTAGATTAATTAAAGAATATATTAAAATAGCAAAAGAAATGTTAGGCAAAAATGAAATTCAACATGCGGTTATGGCTTCTTATGTTGGGGTTGATTTAAGTAAGTTTGGTTTAAAACAATTAGAAATTAAATGGGAAATTAAATGAGCTTTGCAATAGTTCCATTATTAGCAAAAATAGGTATTGAAGGCGTATTGGCTGAAGTCATTGCTTTCGGTATTACTATGGTTGCTTCAACCATTATTTCTAAAGTCTTTGCACCTTCAGCACCTGATATGAGCAATCTTAATGCTCAACAACCTAATCCAGGCAATCGACAACAACTTCCACCTGCAGGAGACAATAAAATACCTGTAATTTATGGACAAGCTTATGTTGGCGGAATTATTACAGACCTTACTATTTCTCAAAACAATCAAGATATTTATTGGGTGTTTTCTTTATCTGAAGTTACTAATACAGAATCAGGCGGCACTCCCGATACAATTACTTTTGGAAATGTGTATTGGGGTGGAAAACTTTGTATATTTGATCCAACAGATCAATGGAAAGTAACAGGATTAAAAGATGAATCAACAGGTGAAATTCAAGATGTTTCAGGATATATGGATGTTTATTTATATTCTAATGGCTCAAATAATCCAGCCAATAGTTCTCAATCTGCAATTTCAGTATTAAGCTCATCTAATCTTGTTTATCAATGGGATAGCTCAAAATTAATGAGCAATTGCGCTTTTGCAATTATTCATCTTATTTATAATCAAGATAGAAATTTAACAGGATTAAATCAAACTAGATTTGAATTAACAAATTCAAGACATGCTCCAGGCGATTGCTTTTTAGATTATTTAACATCAGAGCGATATGGCGCAGCTATACCTTTAGCTAATATCGATACTGCAAGTTTAACTGCATTAAATACTTATTCAAATCAATCATTTACATACACTCTTTATGGTGGCGGAACTGCAACTCAAGCTAGATTTACATTTAATGGAACTTTAGATACCAATCTTAAAATCATGCAAAACATTCAAGCTATGGCTGATTGTTGTGATTGCTTGGTTAAATATAATGAAATTACAGGTCTTTGGGGTGTAATAGTTCAAACTCCAACTTATTCTGTAGCTATAAATGTTAATAATACTAATCTTATTGGCGCTATATCTGTAAGCCCTATTGATCTTAATAATTCATTTAATATTATTGAAGTTAAATTTCCTGATGGAACTGCAAAAGATTCATTTAATTCCGCAACTTTTGATTTAGCTACAATTAATCCAAGTCTTTTATTTGCTAATGAACCTGTTAATAAACAATCAGTAAATCTTTATTTAGTTAATAACTCTGTTCAAGCTCAATATCTTGCAAACCGCATGTTAGAAGCTGCAAGAGAAGATTTGCAATTACAAGTAGAAATCAATTATATTGGTCTTGAATTAGAAGCTGGCGATATTGTTACTGTAACTAATGCTAATTATGGATGGACTGCTAAATTATTTAGAGTGATGAAAGTCATTGAGAAATTTGGCGATGATGGAAGTATAGTTGCATCACTTAATTTAATGGAATATAATCCAGCCGTTTATGATGATAAAAATGTAACTGAATTTACTCCAAGTCCTAATACAGGTATTGGTAGTCCTTCAGCTTTTGGAACAGTTCCAGCCCCTGTTATTACGGCTCAATATCCGTCTATTGTTAATCCAGCATTTAATGTTCAAGTAACTACTTCAAGCGCTGGTATTACTCAATATGCTGAAGTATGGTATTCAGCTTATCAATATCCAACTGCAAGTCAATATATATTTGCAGGAACTACAGAAATTAATGCTAATGGCAATCCTTATAATATTAATACTATTATGCCTATTGTGCAGTTATTTAATATACCTACAGGCGATTGGTATTTCTTTTGCAGAATGGTTAATGCTATTGCAACAAGTGATTATTCTTTAGCTTCTACAAAACTTACTTGGCGCCCAACAACATTTCAATATACAGACAGATATTTATCAGTTGCTTATGCAGATAATATTACAGGCACAAGTAATTTTAGTTTAAACCCTACAGGAAGACTTTATTATGGTCTTTATAATAATTCTTCTACAAGTCCATCAATGACACCATCAAACTATAAATGGTATTTAGCTGATCCTGCTTTTGGCACAAATAAATTCTTATGCTATATCAATAGAACAGGGCGTAAATTTAGTTTTGATACTGACTTTGCGGATTATGCTTCAGGCACAGGCGCTTTTGTGCCAACAACTATTGCAGACTTTGATCCTAGATTATGGTCAGCTTTACCTAATGGAACTAATGTTATTGATCTTGATGTTAAAACAGGTCAATTATTAACAACAGGAACAACAACTACAGGCACAGGTCAAGTTAAAGTATTAAATACAGGTGATGGTCAAGTTGTTGCTGCTTTAGATACTTTTCTTGATTTTGGTGGACCAACCACTTATACAGGATCAGCAGCCACAATTACAATTGATGTTTATGGTCGAGTTGTTGGATTTACGACACCTGATAATTTTTATTCTACTATTGCAAATTTTACTGCTACTTCAGGACAAACTGTATTTAGCGTAACTAGGGCTTCTACTTATATTTCAGGTCAATGTTTAGTATTTTTAAATGGATGTTTATTATCAACAACTGAATATACAGACACAAGTGGTTCGACAGGAACAGTTACATTATCAACAGGCGCTACATTAGGCGATATTGTATCTATTATTTCAATGAAAGCTATTTCAAGTGGCGTTTATTACGATAATACACACATGACTGTTGCAAGTGTAGCTACCAATGTAGTTACTTATGATTCTGCTCAATTGCCATATCAATATATTAATATTGGCGATAAAATGACATTTAGTAATTCAGGAACACCAACTCAATATACAGTTACAGGGATTAATTATACAACTCGACAAATAACATTTAGTGCTGCAGTTACAGGTGTTTCAGCAGGATATCCTATATATACTTATAGAGCATCAAGTTCAAGCTATCCTGTATTTAGTCGATATGAAATAACTTTAACTAATGCTTCAGCTTATACACCTACTCAATGGGCATTTAATTCAGGATATGAACTTCCTTTTTATAATGGAACTGTAGTGCCTGATGCTGATTATGATATTGTGGGAAATACTTATACTAATATTCCAGCAACTTCTAGCGGACTTTTAACAATTATTCAATTTAGTGGAAATAATACAACAACACCAACAGGAACCATGCAAAATGTGCCTATTTATACGACAGTAGGACAATCAGGTTATTCATTTAATTTTACAAGTGGCGCTTTAAATATTTATGCTAATGGTGTATTATATGAAACAGGCGTGGATTACACTCCATTTACCAATAGTTATAATTTAGCAAATACGCCAACAGTTTCGTTTTTAGTGCAACAACAAACATTCGCTCGCGCAGGTGCGGCATAAGGGGAAAAAATGACACAAGCATTTAATTTAAGTCAATTTGCCAATAAGGTAAATACTTCAGGACAAGCAGATTTAACAACTGCGGTAACAGGAACTTTACCTGTAGCTAATGGCGGAACAGGTGCAACAACACTTACTTCAGGTTCAGTAGTTGTGGGCAATGGCACAAGTGCAGTTACATTAGTTGCTGCAGGTGCATCAGGAAATATTCTTACATCTAACGGAACAACTTGGACATCAGCGGCGGCTTCAGGTGGCGGCGCTTTACAAAATCAATTATTTACTGCTCCAGGAACATGGACAAAACCAGCTAATGCAACTCAAGTTAAAGTTACTGTTATTGGTGGTGGCGGTTCAGCAGGCGGTGGTCAGTCATTTAATGTGAACGGAAATTCAGGATCAACAACATCTTTTGGCTCGCTTGTTTCTTGCACAGGTGGCGGCGGTGGAAGCTATCCCGGTCAAGGAGCGGTAGGATCGCCGGGAAGTGCAACAGTATCAACAGGAACTGCTATTAAAACAGGAAGTATTCCACAAAACAATGGTCCTTCAGGAACATCATCAGGATTAATTCCATATATAAATATTGGTGGAATAATTGGAGCTAATTATGGTTCAGGAACAATTCCGGGCGGAACATACTCAACATCATCTTCACAAATAGCAGGTGCGGCTGGAAGTCCTTATGGAAGCCCTGGTGGTGGTAGTGCTTCAGTAGGTGGTGGTGGTGGTTATGCCGTTGCAATTTGTCCTGTATCAGGTCCTGTTGCAGTAACTATTGGATCGGGCGGTGCAAGCAATCCATTATTTAGTGGTGGTGGCATGGGTGGTGCAGTTTTAGTAGAATTTGTAGGATAAGAAAGGAAAAATTATGAAAAATGCTTTAATAAGCCCTAATGAAAGTCCAATTAAATATATTTCAGGATGGACAACAGATGTTCCACCAAATCCTATTTATACAAATATAGAATCTTCATGTAGAGTTGCTCAAGTTGAGCTTGAAACTTTTGAAGTATCTACTCCTTTGTTTTGGACATCTTGTGCAGATGATGTTATTGCAGATCAATTTTATTATAATGAAAATGATAAAGAAATTTATCCAATACCATCAAGTCCACCTGCACCAACATTATAAAAAATGACAAAAATAATACAAGATAATAAAGAATATAAATATAAAATCTATCAATCAAATTTAATAATCAATAATAAAGAGGAATTTATTAAAGATTGTTATAAATCTTTTGAAAGATTTAAATTTAGATTTCCTGATCAATCATCAACATGGTTATATAAGTATTACAATACTTTTTCTATGTCATCAGGATCAAATTTATTTTATGATTTATTTAAAGAATTATCTTTTATAATAAAAGAATATAATAATAATGATGAAAGATTATGGTTTCAAAGTTGGATTAATTTTCATTTGCCTAATGAAGTTTTAGATTGGCATACTCATGAATATTGTGATTTTCATGGTTATATAAACATAGAACCAAAACAATCAAAAACAATATTTGATAAATATGAAATATTAAATGAAACAGGAAATATTTATATAGGACAAACATCTTTAAATAATAATTTTTTAAGACATAAAGTGGAAATTTTAGAATCTTATTCTGAACCTAGAATTACTATTGCTTTTGATGTATATAAAGAACATAATTTTAAAAAATCTTTTGAAGATTTTGGACAAGATTTAAATTTAGCTATATTTCCGCTTTTGTAAGGATAAAACATGACAATACAAGAATTTAAAGATAATGGATATGTTCATTTAAAAAATGTATTAGATGAACAATCATGTAAAAATTTAACTGATTATTTAAAAAATTTAGTTAATCAACAACAAACAATTAAAGATTCTCAATGTCCTAATTCTGAAGCGGTGCATGGCGCAGAAGAATTTGATAAACTTCTTGAAGCATTAACTCCTTATTTTGAAGAAAAATCAGGTCTTAAACTTTATCCAACTTATTCCTATGCAAGACTTTACACAACTCAAAATGAAATATTAGAAAATCATCGAGATAGACCGGCTTGCGAAATATCAGCCACAATTACATTAGGATTTGAAGGGAATGTATGGTCAATATATATGGGTGATAATGAAGATAAATCTAATAGTTCAAAAATTGATATGGCTATTGGTGATGCGGTTATGTATCGAGGTTGTGATAAATGGCATTGGAGAGAGCCTTATTTTGAAGGTAAATGGCAAGCTCAAGTATTTTTGCATTATGTTGATGCCAATGGTCCTTATGCTGAATGGAAGTATGATAAAAGAGAATCATTAGGTTTAAGCAAAACAATTCAACAACCTTTACCGCCTGAATTAGATGTAGCTTATGTTATGCCAAAAGCTTTATCTTATGCTTTTTGCGATAAACTTATAGAAGAATATTCAAAGCCTGAAGTAGAAAAAGAACTTCCTTTTATTGGCGAAGGCAGAGATTTAGAAAAAAATATTAATCTTAATATTAGAAATGTATTAAGGTTACCGCTTCCAATGAATCAAGGAATAGGCGCAACACTTACTTCTATTGGATTAAATCTTAATCATGAATTTTGGCAATTTAATATTACTCATTCTAATCAAGCTGAATTTTTAATGTATGATATAAATGGAAAATATGAAGCTCATGTAGATACTTTTCATAAGTTAGATAATAATTCTCGAAAGATTACTGTATTAGCTATTCTTAATGATAATTTTGAAGGTGGTAAATTTTATATTCAAAATGGACATAAAAAAATATACCCACAACAAAATAAAGGTGATGTTATAGTTTTTCCATCATTTTTACTTCATGGAGTTGAGCCTGTAACAAAAGGTCAAAGATTTACAGTTGTTACATGGTTAGCTGGACCATATTTTAAATGAATTTCATTTATCAAGAATTTATATCTGATTTATCTATTTGTGATAATTTAATTCAATTATTTAAAGAGAATAAAAATTATTGGAATCAAGGTAGATGTAAAGATGGAGTGCATCTTGAATTAAAAAAATCAACAGATATGCCAATTTCAATTGAAGCAATCATATCTAATGACATAATAAAATCTTATATTAATGAATTAAATAATATTTCAAAAAATTATATTAAAAAATATGATTTTTGCAACAAAACAGATTTATGGGGAATTGTTGAAGATTTTAATATTCAATTTTATAAACCAAATGAAGCATTTTATGATTGGCATTGTGAAAGACCAACTTCGGTTTTACCTTATTGTAATAGACATTTAGTATGGATGACATATTTAAATGATATTAAAAATGATGGGGAAACAGAGTTTTATTATCAACAATTAAAAATTAAACCTGAAAAAGGAAAAACTGTCATCTTTCCTGTTGATTGGACACATACTCATCGAGGAATAACATCTAAAAAAGATGAAAAATATATAATTACAGGATGGTTTAATTATTTAAATAAGGTATAATATTTAAAAAAAATAAGATACGACCATCGCGCTCTGTAAGGTTATAGGCGCGTTATTTACCTAGTGAGGAAAACATGGCTATCTTTAATAAAAACACACTTGCTCAAGTAAGTGGGTTCTCTAACGAAATTATTGCGGGTGAATTGGTATATAACCAATCAACCTTTTGGAATCTTACTCTTAATACTGATGGAGTGCCTATTGATTTAACAGGCGCTACAATCAACGCTCAAATTATCCGCAGACAATTATCAAATATCCATGATAGTCGTTATGGTTTAACTTTTGATATTGCCGATTACACACCAACTCCAAGCCCTGTAACCCTTACTATTACAAATAGAGATGATTTATTAGGTAAATTTACTCTTGTTATTGATGAATCAACTTGGGGCGTTATAGCTACCGATCCTCAATTAGATATTAATGCTGAAAACTGTGTAGGTTTTTCAGGTCGCATTAAAATTAGCTTTCCTGCTTCAGGCGGAACACCTGCTGAAGATCAGATCATATTCTTATTATTCCTAGTCAGATCAGACGGAGTAGTGAACTAAAATGGATGTAACAATACAATCCGACAAAAATATTGATATTACACTAACCCCGCAACAACCTTTGCAGGTTCAAGTAACACCTGTTGCGTCACAGACAATACAAATTGATAGAGGGGTAAAAGGTCCACCAGGACCACCAGGACCAAGTGAAATTGGCGGGTATCCTATATCAACCGCATCAATTCAAAACTTTGATGCACTTATGTTTAGATCAACATTAGGTGCTTGGACAAATATAAATCAGACTGAAATATCTGATGGTGGAAATTTTTAAGGGAGCAATGTTATGAGCAATATTATTAGAATTAAACGCAGAACAAGTGGTAGCGCGGGAGCGCCCAGCACCCTTGAAAATGCAGAATTAGCCTTTAACGAAGTAGGTTCGGTTCTTTACTACGGACAAGGCACAGGTGGAACAGGTGGTTCTGCTACTACTATTATTCCTATCGCTGGTAGCGGTGCATTTATGGATTTATCATCAACTCAAACAGTTGGTGGAACAAAGACATTTAGCAATGCTATTTCAGGTTCTGTAACAGGCAATGCTGGAACTGCAACTGCATTAGCTACAGGTCGCACAATTTCTATTACAGGCGATTTAGCTTATACATCACCTTCTTTTGATGGCACAGGCAATGTAACTGCAACAGGCACTTTAGCTACTGTTAATAGCAATATTGGTTCTTATACTAAAGTAACTATTAATGCTAAAGGTTTAGCTACTGCAGGCTCACAAGCTTCATTATCTGATCTTTCAAGCCCAACAGGTGATTTTAGCTTTGCAAATCATAAGCTTACTAATCTTGCTGATCCAACTTCAGATCAAGATGCAGCAACTAAATACTATGTTGATTCTGTAGCTCAAGGTTTAAATGTTAAACAAGCTTCTTTAGCAACAACAACAGGCAATATTACTTTAAATGGTCTTGCAACTCAATCAGGCGGTGATTGGACTTCAAGTCTTCCTGCTGGTGCTAGAGTTTTAGTTAAAAATCAAACTGCTCAAGCTGATAATGGTATTTATGTTGCTTCATCATCAGGTTGGACAAGAGCTGCGGATGCAGACACTTGGAATGAATTAATTTCAGCATTTACTTTTGTATCAACAGGTGCAACTGAAGCTGATACAGGTTGGGTTTGCACAGTTGATGCTGGCGGCACACTAGGCGTTACACCTATCGTTTGGGCGCAATTTAGCGGTGCAGGCACTTATACTGCTGGAACAGGCTTAACATTAACAGGCAATCAATTTAGCATAACAAATACTGCAGTTACTGCAACTTCTTATGGCAATTCTGATGGCACACAAATGGCAACATTTACAGTTAATGCACAAGGTCAATTGACTGCAGCAAATACTGTTACAATTAATGTTGATGGCGGCACATTCTAAATAATAATAGACCTGCTATATAGCAGAAAGGGTATAGCCAAATGGCTAATAAAATCATACTGAAAAAAAGTTCCGTAGCTGGAAAAGTTCCTCTAGCTACGGATTTAGATGTTGGCGAGGTTGCACTAAATCTTGCCGACAAAACCCTTTATAGTAAAGATGCTGGCGGCACAGTCATTCAAATTGGCGGTGGTAGTAGCATGGTTTATCCAGGCGCTGGCATTCCTAATTCTACAGGTTCAGCTTGGGGAACATCTTATACCACTACAGGTTCAGGAAATGTTGTATTAGCAACAGGTGCTACACAAGCACATCCTACAATTAGCGATTATGAATCATTTACACCAACAACTGCACCTAGTTATGCAGAAGGTGAATTATGGTATGACAGCACGGCACATGCTTTAGCTTACTATAATGATAGTTCTACTTCTACAGTTCATATTGGACAAGATTTACAAGTAAAAGTAATTAATAATACAGGATCAACAATTGCTAATGGTTCACCTGTTTATGTTACATCTACATCTAGTGGTCAAACATATCCTAATATTGCATTAGCACAAGCTAATAATGCTTCTACAGCATCAGTTATAGGATTAACCAATGGTGCTATTGCAAATGGTGCTATAGGTTATGTGACATCACAAGGTGGCATTGATAATGTAAATACAGGTACATTTACAGTAGGTCAAGTGCTTTATTTAAGCCCATATTCTGCTGGTCAGTTAATGAATACAATCCCACCTACAGGGATTACAGTGCAAGTAGGCGTAGTATCTTATGTAAATAGTTCTACCGGTAAAATATATGTAAAACAAACAACACCTTTAGCAGTTCCTGCATCTATTATTACAGGACAAGTAGCATTAGCTAATGGTGGCACAGGTGCTAATTTAACAGCAACTGCTGGTGGTGTTTTATATTCAGGCGCATCAGCTTTAGCAATTAGTGCTGCTGGTACTGCTGGACAAGTATTAACATCTAATGGATCAAGTGCGCCAACATGGACAACACCTACAACAGGTACGGTTACAAGCGTTACAGGCACAGCACCTATATCATCATCAGGTGGTGCAACTCCTGCAATTAGTATTAGTCAAGCAACAACAAGCACAAACGGTTATTTATCATCTACTGATTGGAATACATTTAATAATAAACAACCTGCTGGAAGTTATTTAACAACTGTAACGGCAGATGCTCCATTAACAGGATCAGGAACTTCAGCAAGCCATTTATCTATTCCAGCATCAACAGGATCAGTTAATGGTTATTTAACTTCTACTGATTGGACTACTTTTAATAACAAACAAGCTGCTTTAGTAAGTGGCACAAACATTAAAACTGTTAATGGCACTACTTTACTTGGTTCAGGTGATTTAGGAACTATTGGTATTGGTTATGGCGGCACAGGTCAAACAACTGCTAATGCTGCTTTTAATGCTTTAGCGCCTAGTCAAACATCTAATTCAGGTAAATTTTTAACTACTGATGGCACAAATACTTCTTGGGGAACTCCAACTGCAACTGCCGCAGCAGGTGGCGGTATTTGGGTTAATGTTCAAACAATTACTACAAGCTATACAATAGCAACAGGGTATAATGGTTTAAGTGTTGGACCCATAACTGTTGCTTCAGGCACTACAATTACAGTAGCAACAGGCAGTAAATGGTCAATTTTAAGTTAATTTAAGGAAAATATTATGGCTTTAATTATAGATGGAACAACAGGGATAACCGCCCCACAATTTACCTCTAGCGCAACTACGGGAACTGCTCCTTTTGTTGTTTCTTCAACAACTCAAGTTGCTAATTTAAATGCTGCAACGGCTGGAACTGCATCAGCAGTATCATCAGGTGTTGTTACAGGTAAAATGATATATGATACTTTTACTGCAACTGCTTCTCAAACTTCATTTACCACATCACAAACTTACACTTCAGGCAAAATTGAAGTTTTTGTTAATGGCTGTAAATTTAGAAATGGAACAGATGTAACAGTAACTTCAGGAACTGCGGTTGTTATGGCTACAGGTTTAACTTCAAACGATTTAGTGGATTTAGTTTATCCTATTTAATGGAAACATCTCAAACAATTGATGATATCTTCGATTTTCTACAAAATAAAACAATTAAAGATATTGGCTCCGATCATTTCGATAATAAACATTATTTGGTTATTTTATTATCTGATGGCTCTATTGCTTATATATATAGCGATAGCAGTCTTTATATTGCTCTTGAAAAGCATGTTATTAATTAGTGGAAAGAAATAAATAAAATGGAAATGCAAACAATCCTAAATATTTTATTGTGTGGTATTCTAACTGTGGCTGGATGGTTTGTTCGTCAAATGTGGGATGCCGTTCAAAACCTTAAAAAAGACATACAAAGGATTGAAATTGATTTGCCATCTAATTATGTTAAAAAAATGGATTTAGAATCGAGACTAGATAAAATTGATGCCATGTTAGATAAATTATTTGAGAAGCTAGATAACAAAGTCGATAAATAGATGCCTTTAAAAGACAAGACTAAAGTAAAAGAATATTTAAGGGCTTGGAAAGACAAGAACCGAGAAAAGAATCTTTTTCAGTTAGCTCGTCATCGTGCCAAAATCAAAGGCATTGAATTCAATATAGAAATATCCGATATAGTCATTCCTGAAACATGTCCCATTTTGGGACTTCCTATTAAAAAAATCATTGATGGTAACCGCGATTTAAGCCCTAGCCTTGATCGCATAGATAATGCTAAAGGTTACATTAAAGGCAATATTCAAGTAATATCTTTTAAAGCCAATGCTATGAAACTTACGGCTGACAAATCAGAATTAATTAACTTTGCTAATTGGGTGAGGAAAAACTATGAGTAAATATTCGGAAGCTGGAAAAGGTTCAACAACAAAGCTTAAACAAAAGAAAGCTTATGATGAAAATTATGAGCGTATTTGGGGTAAGAAAGAAAATAAGCTTTATGAAGATAGATATTATGATTCTGATGAAACAACATCATGGGATGAAGACCGCATAGATATTATAGGTCTTAATGGAAATACAGGCGATCATTACATTAAATGATTGTTTATTCCGCTAAAAGAAGTCCTATTGGGCATGGATTGTTATTAAAAAGATGGTATAGAAAAAGAACTTTTGATAAAAATGCAAGATTATCTCTTGACATGAAAAGATTAAGAAAGAAATGGTGGCACTTTAAAATTAGATGGGAAGTGTAAAGTATGCTTTACATAAATATATGTATAAATTATTGATTTTTATATACATATTGGCATTTAATTTATAATTAAATTAAAAAAAGTAATATATATTACACAATAAAAAAGGGGCAATTAAGCCCCTCTTTAAAAGTTATATTTTTGTATAACTTTTTAGAATGGTAAATCTGTTTTATCCTCTGATCCACCTTGTTTAGGTTGAGGTTCTCTCATAGTAAGCCAGCCATCAAAATTGACAGGGATTGATTCAATAAGAAGTGAAGTGCCGCCTTGTTTATTGCTCATTGCTACACCTACTTTTTGCCATCTAGCTTTTGTTTCGCCGTTAGCATTTTGATATTCGCCTGTTTTAGCGATTAGATCATGAGTTATTGCCATCTTGTTTTTCCTTTAAGTTATTTACGATAGTTTCAATTTCCTGAAGAAATAAGGTCACCTTATTTTCCATGTTTTTAATATATTCATCATCACGATAAATACGCTTTACGAATCCTTGTAAATGATCGGGCATTTCAGGATCAAAAGATACAAGGTCGCAAAATTCTCTTTCAGGCATACAAGCTAATTGCCACATCACCTGGTCATAATATTGTTCTAATTGTTTGCCACCCGTTAAAATATTATCTAAATGATTAGATGGGTCAGGCACTTTTATTTCAATCAATGAATTAGTAGCATCAACAAGCCCATCAGGTGAACATTGAGCGCCTTCAATGGTAGGATGTAAAACAATGGCTACTTGATCCACAAAAGTATTGTAGTGAACTTCATACCATGCCCTAGCCATAGGCTCTAAATCTATCCCTCGCTGCATGGCTGGCGATTTCCATGTATCCAATTTGCGGTGCGTCAATCTTTCCCTTATAAGTTCATTCTTATATTTGCGCCTAGTTAAAGATTCGCCACCTCTACCTTCGGTTAAAAGATCAGCAACTCTTGATCCGCCAATCTTGCCTATTCTTAAAGCCATCCATTCGGGAGTGCCTTGCACTATATCTCTTATTATTCTATCCATTTAATTTTAAGTTCCTATAAGTTACACCATCGTGCCATTGTTGGTCGGTTGATTTTTCATAAAGCTCAATTACTTTTTCGGGATAAAGTAATAAAGGCTTTTGATCTTTGAAACAAAATGCATAAAGCAAAGGACATTCTTTTGAATCAAACCATTCTAAAAAATGCGGCATTAGTTTAATTTCGCTTGCCTTTATATTAGCCGTTCCTTTTACCATTATTAATCCAGCAACACCTTTATTATTAATATAGTAATCAGGAAGATTTCTAATTAAAGGATTAAGATTATAAAAGTTAGGAATTGGATCATTCTTTTCATCAAAGCCTAATCTTCTATAAAAGTAGCCTTTAGAATCACAATAAGCTTCAAACAACACTTCAGCTATATTAACGACATTATTTCTTTCCCTATATGAATAAGCCCCATTCATAGTCTTGGGCTTTGAATTTTGCCATATAAAGGTGCTAGGATATATTTATCGCCTAGCTCTCTTTTAAGCATCTCTATTCTTGTTTTACGGGCTTCTAGCGCCATTAATTCTTGATCTGAATAAGGTAGGGTCACTCCGTAAAAATTACTGTTTCTCAAGCCTTGTATCATGATAATTCCGCCTTCCTTTTATCTTTAGCTTCAATTACTAATTTAGATAATGTTCTATCATTCTTAACTTCACCCATGACAAAATTATAATTAGCCTGGAGCGCTTCTAATGATTCTGAATGACTAATTCTTTGAAGATAATCTGCTGCATTAAGAGCTGCGGATTGACCATCATCATCATCTGCATATAAGGCACAAAGACTAGATATAGAATATCTGCGAATATATGAGATTGCTGATCCTAGACCTTGAGGGTCTTGCTTTTGAATAGGACAGACGGCAGTATCCTCGATCCACTCCCCTGAACTATGGATTAAACGAGTTGTTAAATGGAGTTTATTGTCGTCTGAAGGGCTTAATGATTGAAGAATAGCAATGCCATTATCATTGAGTGGCTTTTTAACCGCTTCAATCACAGAATTAATGTTGGCGTATTTAGATTTAAAGTGAGGATTGGTAGAATCTTTAGCGGCAAATTTAATTTCTTTTTGCGCTGATACTAAAGCTTCAGCAATCTGTTTGATGCTGTCAGAAGTTTTCATCTTATCTTATCCTTAAAAAGTTTCGTTATATTACATTAGATATTGTATCGTTATAAGCCCATTTAGCAAAGCTATTTGTTTCATAGTTTTCAGCAACAAATTTTGCTATTGCTTTAATTTCCGCATCATAAACATCTTTAATGCGACCTAGTTTATCGTCTTTAGAATCATAAAGAATATTCTTTACTTTATTTTGAACTTCAACTTCATCATAAAAATCAGAAAAGACATCCGCATTAAAAGCTATATGATATTCGATGAGTTCTTGTAAAGATATATGAGGTTCTAAATCTAGGAAATCAGGATCAGGATTCATCATAGTTTGAATATGAATCTTGTGTGCCATATCTCGTTGCTGGTCAGACATTTTTGCCCCCGTAACTTGTTGATTCACCGCTATTTTATCTTTATCTTGTTGATTTGGCAACATATTTATTACTCCACAAATTTTTTGGTTATTTTAGTCCATTTAGAATCAATTACTTGATTAAAAGCATATTCATCTAATTGAGCGCCATCATAAACTTCATCTTCAAGAGCTTCAATAGCTTTAGTGTCATCAGAATTATGCCAAATATCAAAAAATTTATCTGAAATAATTGAAGCTGATTTATCGCCCCAAATAAGACCGCCATATTTAATATCAATAAATTCACAATGAAAAGGATCGGTTATTTGATCGACTAACCAAAATAAATCTTCAGGTTGTTTATAAACAAACATACCTACTATTTGTTGGTCTTCAATTAATCTAACTAATGCGGTAGCCATATTATTTACCCAACCAATCCATAACTGCTGGAGTTAAAATATATAAACAGATTGCAAACCAAGCCCAAAATGCCGTTGCAAATATACATCCTAAAATTAAATCTTTTTTCATCTTTTCTTATCCTTTCTTATTCAATATCTGATTTATATGGATCAATAGAACTTTGCACATATTCCCAGGTGTTACTTTTGTCATTGTGCTTGAGTTTTGAATTGGGCGCAACAAATTCGTATTTGTCTTGCATATAGTTATATTTAAGTTTGGCATCTTTAGGTGCATAATGCCATTCTTTTTGAACCCAATTGTATCGAAGTTTTGGTGATTCACCCCCGACCGCTAGGATCGGGAGTGCTATTAATAGTGCGGTTAATAGTTTCATATTATCTAACTCCACAAGTTCTAGTTAAATTTGGATATTGAGCTTGACTAAAAAATTTAGCTTTATGAGCTGAATGACCATTAGATGTTCCGCCACAACGACATCTAAAAAATAAAAATCCTGATTCGCTTATGTAAGCTGGGTGAAGTTTATTGCCATAACCTATTCTTGCTACGCCTTCTTGTATTGTATTTTCCATTTTAGTTTCCTTATAGTTTCTTGTTAAAAATGTGTTGCTAGGTGTTACTATATACTTATAAATAATCATGTCAAACTTTTTTTAAAAATATTTTATGAAGAATAATGAACACCTGGCACAGTCTTTGCTTATACAATGGTTTAGGCTTCAATATCCTTTATTTGCTAAATGCCTATTTGCCATACCTAATGGGGGCGCTAGACATATAGGAACGGCTATTAAATTAAAACAAGAAGGGGTGATCGCAGGGGTAGCAGATTTGTTCCTTATGATTCCAGCAAAAGGGCTTCATGGGCTATTTTTAGAGATGAAAAAGGATAAAAGTGCAAAATTACAACAAAATCAAATAGACTTCTTAAATTTAGCAGAATCAATGGGTTATGCGGCTGAAGTGGCATACGGATTTGAAGAAGCACAAGAAATAATCCAAAAATACTTGCAAAAGGTTTAGTTTTCGTTTTATAGTGTTATCACAACACAAGATAATAGGAAGGAAACTAATGCATTATTATCAACATAACATATCAGACTACAGGGCAGATACAGGGCATTTAACTCTGCTTGAGCATGGTTGTTATCATCAATTGTTAGATCAATATTATCTAAATGAAGAACCATTGCCTTTAGATATAAACAAAATATTTCGATTACTTACGGCGAGGACACAAGATGAAAAAGATGCTATTAAAAATGTGCTTAAAGATTTCTTTATTGAAACTGAAGCTGGTTTTATTCAAAGACGGGCTGATGACGAGATTAAGTTCTATCATGATCGTGTAGATCAAGCTGCATTGGCAGGGCGTAAGAGTGCCGAAAAACGGGCGAATTCCAACGGGCGTTCAACGATCGTTCAACGGGCGTTCAACCAACTAATAACTAATAACCAAGAACCAATAACTAATAACCAAATAGATATATTGTCCGATTTCGATATATTTTGGAAAGAGTATCCAAAAAAAGTCGGTAAAGAAGCAGCTCGTAAATCTTGGAATAAGATAAGACCTAATTTACAAGATGTTCTCAAAACTTTAGCTTGGCAAAAGGAAAGCAAGCAATGGTTTGAGAAGGGTGGACAGTTCATTCCTAATGCTAGCACTTATTTAAATCAGCATAGATTCTTGGATGAGCCGTCTGTATCAGTAACATTTTAGGAAGAAAGATGCTAAATGAAATCTTATGTTTATCAGCAATTATGTTTGGTGAAGCAAGGGGTGAAAGCGATATTGGCAAAGTTGCAGTTGCTTATACTGCAATTAATCGCAAAGCCGATCCAAATTATCCGAAAAATATTTGTGAAATAATGCGGCAGCCTGCCCAATACCAATTTTTGGATTACGGCATGCCAACTCAAACACAAATAGCTTATTTAGAACCGCTTGCAAAAGCGATTTTAGAAAGAAGGGTAGATGATCCAACCAGGGGCGCTAAATGGTATCACACCAGGAAAGTCAAACCTATTTGGGCTAAACAAAAAGATATTAAGATTGCTTTAGGCAATCACATTTTTTATTAACAATAAAGGAAAAGACATGACAAAAGAAAATACAATGCCAGCATTAGAAACATGGGTTCGTCAGTTAAATGGCGAACTCAATGTTCAAGAGGTGGCTAAAACTAAACCAGCAGCCTTGCCTGATATAGTAGCTCCCTATGCAGTATTTATAAGAATGTTTGATAAAGTAGGTCTTTGTGCAGCTACAAATAAAAGACGCGCTAGTCGATGCAATGTAGAATTTATATTTGATGCTAATACTAGAAAACTTAAAGATGTAAGAATGATTAATCAAGATGAAGAATAAAGAACCAAATACTAAAGAATGGCTTTTAAAAGTTCATAGACAAACTCAATTTGATCTTGAATATAGAAAACAATTAGCTCAAGATGTAAGTCAGCTTGTTGAAGCTTTAGATTGGATGGTAGAAGGATTAACCCAGGGCGATCCTAGATTTGATGAAATACCTTGTGTTAGAAATGCAAAAGTAATATTAGAAAAACTAAAAGGATAAGATATGGAAACTAAAGCTTGGTTAATAGAAGAATTTGATAAAGATAATAATCTTGTATGGAAAATGATTTCATTCTTTGAACCTGATTCACTTGAATGGATGAAAGACCTTAAAGGAAAAAAGCATAATTTAGTAATATCAGAACTTGGAGTTAAAAATTCTAAAACAATTAACAATATTGAGAAAAAATATGACTCTAGCAAATTTGTGGTTGGTCTTTAAAATTGTTGGTTTTCTTTTGTGGATGGTTATATTCTTGGTTATTTCACTCGTCTTATATTTCTTATGGGAAGAATTTAATGGCTAAATTTATAGATTTTGCAATCAAAATTTTAATGATTGGTGGTTTTTTTGGACTTCTTTTAGGGCTATCATTAGTGATAGAATTAACATTAATCAGATGAATTATTCCATGGAAGTATTATTTAGATATTTAGTCTTTGATGACTTTGGCGAACCGCATAAGCGATTCAGGACAAAGCATGAAGCTGAAGTTTATATTCAAAATAGACCTAGCCACAAGATTGAACGACTGCCAGCTCCACCAAAAGAAAATGTATTTGATTTAATAACAGACGAACCGCCATTTTAAAAAGGATAAGATATGACAGTAGAAAAGATAGTTAGGTTTATATTACAAATTTTAGTTTATTCAATTGCAGCATGGTTGGCTGATCTTCCATGGTGGCAATTTTTACTTGTAGTTTTATTAATCTTGATTGCAGAAAAGATTGGTAGAACTCAATGACATCAAATGACAAGATAGGCTTCAAGTCAATGATGGATACAGTAACAACACTCTATCAGAAACCTAATTTAGATATAGATACAATTCGAGTTTGGTTTGCCAAGCTTGAGAAGTATGATTTTAATGTAGTGACTAAAGCTTTTGATAAGCATGTTGATACCAATAAGTTTATGCCTACAGTTTTTGACATATTGCAATTATGTCGAGAAAAGCCAATTGAATTTGTGCAGCTTCAAGCACCTAAACTTAATAATGCAGAAAACAAAGCCCAGGCAGATAAAATGCTTGCAATGATTCAAGAAAAAATGCCTGTAGAAGATAAGAAACTAAAAGATATGAGAGCTTGGGCGCATCGTATTATTGCTAACCCAAAAAATTATCCAGCTATATCTTTAAAGACTGCAAAGGAAGCAATAAATGCAAAATAAATGGAGTAAAGTTAGTAAATATTGCATTGAACGCAATAATTTTTATATTTCCCGCTATGTTTTAGCGGATGGCGCAAATCGATATGTTTTATGGGATGGCGCAAAAATGATTAAAATACACGACAACGCACAGGATTTAAAAAATGAAGCAGAGAGATTGGATCGTCAGTCAGCAGAATCTTCCCCAATTAATGATTTATTTGGAAGACTTAATCAAAGAAGGCAAGGTCCCACAAGTTACGATCAAAGAAAAGGCTAGAGGAAGATCAATTGAAGCCAACAAATTCCTTTGGGGTAAGCTATATAAAAGCATTAGTGAATTTAGTGGTTACCTTCCAATGGAAGTGCATCTTTTATGCGGGCATCTTTTCTTATCTGAACAGAAAACTATTAATGGAGTTCAAGTTCCTTATGTTCGTTCAACGACTGATCTTACAGTCGAGGAATTTACATCTTACATACAGAATATTGAGAGTTATTTTGCCCAGCTAGGATGGTCGCTTGAATAAAGATGAAAGAAAGTATTATGACAAATTATCTCAATTGGGATGTATAGTTTGTAAAAGAGAAGGATGGGGTTATTCTGCGCCTGAAATACATCACATGCGATCAGGGCAAGGTCATAAACGCGCACATTGGAGCTTGGCTTATCCTTTATGTCCTAATCATCATAGAAATGGCGGTTATGGGATAGCTTTTCATGCTGGAGCAAGAGCTTTTGAAACTAAATTTGGAACTGAAGCGGAATTATTAGCAGAAACTTTAAATCTTATCAAGGACAAAATATGATAGAATTATTAGTATTTATTGCTCTAAATTCAATAGTTGTTGCAATATCTATTTATCTAATGCACAGGTGAAATCATGAAAAAAGTATATTCAATTAATGAAGCTATTGTAGAAGTTCCACAAGTAACTATTGGCGAGTTCTTCCTTAAATTACTTCATGCAGCAACTAATGGACATATCTTACATTTACAAACAAAATCATATTCAGAGCATAAAGCGCTTCAAAAGTATTATGAACAATTGCCTGATCTTGTTGATTCAATTATTGAAGAATGGCAAGGCGCATATCAAAAGATTGTTGAATATCCATCAACTTATGAAGCACCTAATTCTGATGCATTGCAAGAAGTTATGGCAGTAAGAGATTTTTTAGTTAAAAACAGAGCAGTTGTTGGTGATTACACTTCAATACAAAATAGTGTTGATAATTTAATGAGCTTACTTGATTCTACAGTCTATAAACTAACCTTTTTAGACTAATGCCTTACGCTCCCGTTAATGACAAATGTCGGGAATTAGGTTGCCATAATTTAAAAACTAGCCGATCAACATTTTGTGCAGATCATGGCGGTGGTATAACAGAAAAAGGCAAAGAGAATAGTAAATTATATTCTTCAGGCTTTTGGCAAAAACAAAGAAAAATACAATTAAGCAAAAAGCCATTATGTGCAGCTTGCTTGATTGAAGGTCGAGTGGTTCCAGCAGTTCATATCGACCATGTATTTCCTCATAGACAAGATGACAATAAGTTTAAAAGAAATTTATTTCAAAGCTTATGTCCAGCACACCATAGTTTAAAAACACAAGAAGAAAATGTAGGCAATTATATTTACTATTCAGATAATGGGTTAATTACTTATACGGATGCAGACTATGGGAAAGCTATTAACGAAACAGAATCTGCGGAAAATATATAAAGCATTATCATCATTGCCGCCATTTAATGAAATGCGCGGTATGCCACAACCTCACAAGATACAATTTTCAGTTATAGATACAGACGAAGTAATGGGTTACTTTCATACTGAACCCATGCGAATTGAAATAGATAAGATGTGCGATACTTGGGATAAGATATTTGTAACTATGCTTCATGAATGTTGTCATGTTTATTTATATCATAATGGATATGAAGATTTCGATCAGCATGAGGAAAGATTTAAAAAGATAGCTAAAAGAGTTTGTGATATTTATATTGGACTTGATTTAGAGGAATTTTAAATGAATAGATTTATAATGTTTGCATTAGCTTTAGTTGTTGGTGGATTATTAGCAGTTTTAACTGATTATGCTTTTGCTGCTGATACTACAATGGAAGTTAAGAATAAAGGCAATGTGCCATCAGCTATGGCTCCATCTATTTCTACTATGAACCCTAAAATATGTAAAACAGGTGTAAGTGGCGGAGCTAACACAGGTGTTGTTTCTATTAGCGGTGGATTTACAGTTGAAGATGAAAATTGTGTAAGAGTTGTTAAAGCTGAAACATTATCATCATTAGGATTAAAAGTAAGTGCAGTCTCATTAATGTGTCAAGATAATGCTACATGGGATGCAATGGAAATGGCTGGAAGTCCATGTCCTTTTGGCGGTGCATTAGGTGATGCTGCTAGACGAGCATGGTTTAAAAAACATCCTGAAAAATTTTATAATTTATATGGCTCGGATTTTAAGTTACCTGTTCCTGCTCCTATTGCCGATAAGCAATAGTTTTGCAGAGAATTGGATTGCTGGTTGGCATAGATGCGGATGGAATAGCGATTGGTATTGCTATACTCCACCATCATGCATAGATCAAACTGAAACAAGAAGTTTATCTTGTCCTGTGCATCAATCAGGCGCTATAAATCAAGTAAGATATTATGCTTGCACAAGTGAAACATGGTCTAATTGGACAACAAGCTCTAATAATTGCACACAAGACCCGCCAACTTGTGTATCAACAACAGAATTAAGGACATTATCATGCGCGAGTGGTTACGAAGGCTTAATAACGGAATCAAGAACTTCCCTATGCTCCGATCCGTATGGTTCGCCAATTTGGACATCTTGGTCGATAATATCCAATACTTGCATGATGACGAAGACGAATCCTGCCAATGTGGAAAGTCCTGTCAGCCCTGTAAGTCCTGTGAGCATTATCACCCCTGTTCAAACAACAGTCACAGATACTGCAACTGTGGTTCAGCCTGTGCCTATAACGACATCAACACCTGAAACCACAACATCTAGTAGTAATACTGATACTAAAACACAAGATAGCCCAAAAGTTCAGGAATTAATACCTGGATTGGGATTAGTTTTAAGTATTGGAATGCTAACCAATTCCAATTTGAATATAACCCAGCCACCAATGGCTGATTCTTATAATTTAATGCAAGAGGATCAATATGGACTTCAACAAGGAATTTTTATGGGGCTTATCACTCAAACAGATATTTATGATAGGTTCAACACTTATAGCGCTCGTAGCAACGCCCGTTTATTACGCTATAACCAAATTGAATTCAATCAATGAGATTATAGATAATTATGATCCATCAAAGATTCAAGCTTTAGAAATACAATTAAAAGCGCAACAAGAGCGTTTATTAGCTATTCAAGATTCAAGTATTAGAATTAATGAAAAAGCATCAGACGCTATTGCATTAGCTAGAGAAACTTCAGCAGTTGCTAAAGGATCACAAAGAGAAGTAGAAGCTTCATTAGGAAGTGTTCGCTCTGAAGTTAAAGCTCAAATTGATGGTTTAAATACTCAAATGAAAGCTTTACAAAAATCAATGACTAACCCAATAGGAAATTAATTATGTTTTCATTATTATCATCAATACTAGGATTTGCAACTGCTGGACTTCCAAGCATTCTTGGATTTTTCCAACAAAAAGGCGATCAAAAGCATGAGCGCGAAATGGCTCAATTACAAAATGCACAACAAATGGCAATGGCTCAAGCTGGATTTCAATCTCAAGAAAAGATTGCAGCAATTGAATTAGAACAAACCAATGCCGAAACTTATGTTCAAGAAAGACAAGCATTATATGAGCATGATGCTAAACTTGTATCTGAATCATCACAATGGGTTAAAACTCTTAACGCTTGTGTAAGACCAATCATTGCATTTACTTTTGTTGCATTATTAGTATTTGTTGATGTTGCTGGTTTTTGGTGGGCAGTTCATACAGGTGCAGACTTTGGCACTTCAATGGATATTATATTTAGTTCTGATGAGATGAGCATTGTTGGTTCTATTATTGGCTTTTATTTTGGATCAAGAACTTGGGAAAAAAAATAATTGAAAGTATCAGATCGCGGAATAGCATTAATCAAACATCATGAAGGCGTTCGTAATAAGCCCTATCGTTGTCCTGCTAACTTGTGGACTGTTGGTGTTGGTCATCTTATCGGCGATGGCAAATCATTGCCTGAATCTTGGAATAGAACTTTTACTAGTGAGGAAATAGATGGACTTCTTAAACGCGACCTCAATCGCTTTGAGTTGGGAGTATGTAAAATGCTACCTACTGTGCAGCTTAAACAATCTGAATTTGACGCTCTCGTTAGCTTTAGCTTTAATCTTGGTCTCGGAACATTTCAACGCAGCACCATCCGTCAAGCGATGTTACGCGGCGATAAAGCGGTGGCTGGCGAATCGCTATTGAAGTATTGTAAAGCAGGTGGTAAGATATTAAAAGGACTGCAAGCGCGCAGACAAGATGAGTATAAACTATTAATGTTATAGGACACTACATGGACAAGACAGAGATACTACGAACTGCGAATGAATATATAACTCGTGATAGACAATCAACTCATGGCAAGGCAGAGAATAATTTTGCTAATATTGCTAGGTTATGGTCTGCTTATCTTGACCATGCCATCACCCCTCAAGATGTTGCAATACTAATGACACTACTCAAGGTTGCTCGATACAAACACAATCCATCCTATGTTGATAATGCAATTGACATGGCTGGCTATGCAGCATTAGCAGGCGAGCTTGGACAAGGGGTGGATGCTCTGAAACCCGCGTCAAATGGGGCTAATCATGAATAACTTAAATAAAATCAAGGGGTTAAACGAG